AGCTGTACAATTTTCTCGGACATAGTTTGCTTGCTCCTTTCGAATGTTTGTGTGGTAACTTCATTCTACCAGAGCCTGCAAGCTATGTCTTCTTTTATGCATTTTCCAATTTGCGCAACTTATTGTACATTATCGGACAGTCAAGTAATGGCTTCTGGGATATTCAGTAAAAGAATCATATTATCTGACGAATGCCTTCTTTACACTATATAGCACAAAACGAGCGCATCTTATGATGCGCTCGTTTTGTGCCCTTAATAATGCTGATTAGGTAAAGCAGTAATTGCACTGCTCACCGCAGCCGTCGTGTTGTGTGCAGATATCAGAACAATCAGAATACTGCCCTGCTACCATAAGCTGGCTCGCATAGTTCTCACCCTTAACAATCAGCGTCATGGATTTCACCTCCTTTCGATGTGTCAGATTCCTTAAAGAACTTCCTGAGCACAAAATCATCTGTGTGGAATTTAATGGGGGTACAAGTCCGTTCTTTCATAAAATTGCGCTTCATAATGCACCCTCCCATACAGACCGGCAACAATTTACATCTTAGGCATTCATCATCAAATTGATAGCCGTTGTCCAGATATGGTACGATATTCCGTGTCTTGACCTTGCCGTTATCTCTCAATAGTTGATCTACTGTTGAGAAACTCATTAGTTCATTCCCAACATCATTCCAGCATCGATAAACATTACCTTTTTCATCAAAAGCATACGAGTGGAAACGTTCCGCTGTGCAAGATACAAACTTAGCATCATTAATCTTTTGGGTGGATAAAAAGCCCCTTTCTCCAAGATATTTAAAAAACTCTTCTTGTGATAGCTTCTCATCTTTTCCAGTTTTAGAGTTATGATATACTTCCATTCTTGCAGGGTAAAGAGTTAGATTAGTACCATACTTTTTGTTGAAATCAACAAGGTAAGAATAGAGCTCGCCATAATGTTCCATATTGCGCTTAGAGATATTACTGCGCACAACTATGTTGATCGTCGTTCTTCTTGACAAGTTCTCCATTATTGTCTCGAATGTTCCCTCACCATTATGTAACATACGAGAAGCATCATTAATCTGTCCAACTCCATCAAGGGTAACCTGTATCCTTTCGACGCAGTGTTTTTCTAGCATTCTAAGAATCTTCTCGCTTAGCAAATATCCATTTGTGACAACAGCAGAAGTATGTTGTATGCCGTTACTATTTGCAATGGTCATAATTCTATCTGCCATTGACTCAATAATATCAGCAGCAAGCAGTGGTTCACCACCAAACCAATATACAAAGATGTGCTCGTGATGATTCTTCTTGACAGAATCAGAAATGAATTGAATTATTTGGTCTTGTACTTCCTTGCTCATAACCCCCGCACGATGATATTCAAAGCAATACGGGCAGGAAAAGTTACATCCCATTGTAGGTGCAATAAGCAAGGAAAGTGTTTTCTTATCAGCACAAGCGCGCTTATTCGCAACCCGAATAAAGGCTAACTCATCATAATCTACAAGGAAACCGTTCTCAGTTAGTAACGCTTTTTCAGAAGCATATGCATCATCTTGCAGAATTTGCTCATAGATTGATTTATTCTCTTCGTCAAGCTGAATCATAGCTCCACTAAGAAAATTGTATAATATCCAAGATTGCTCATCCGGTACTTTGACTAGATGATTATAGTTTGAGTATTTCAATGTGCCAACTCCTTTTATATGCTTTTCACTCTTGATTCTCGCGTCTGCTGGTTTTGGTGCATCCTTCGTAATGGTTCAGAACAGCCCTACCTGTATTGTGCCCGGTATGCGTCCCTCACTGCACAAAACCTCCATACGTCGATGGATATCCTCGCTTTCCGACAGCCCAAGAAACAGATAAATCGATTGCTTGCCTATACTCGAAAAACAGGTCGGCTGCTCTTTGCGGTATGAATGATGTCATCGATTCTCCAAGGGAAAACCGCATCCGTCTAGTAAACCTAGAATGCACAATTCATAAAGACTGATTCGGAAGCCTCTAATGATATACCTATCATCTTTTGTCATAATTAACCTTACTGAAAAAGTTTTACAAGAAAACCAACGTTGTACTTAATGTGTGGCAGCTTTTGGACTTCTGTATTGATCATGTCCTCCAGGACATTGAACTGGGTTCGACTATTCAGTGAACTATACCCAACACCTGCTTTGAGTCCATACCAATCATACATTTCCTGAAAGCTGTATTGAACGACTTCAATATCCCTGGGTTTTACCCCCGAAAAAGACTTCCCGTCTCCTGGTTGCATATAACAAAGAGATACGGAACTGCTGTTTATTACAGGGTAAAGTCCAACATGATTCTTTTTTACCCAATTATATCCTTCATTTCCTTTATCAAATAAATTGGAAAAGAATGCGCATATCGCTTTGGTTCCCTCGTTATTGCGAACAAAAGCCTCCTCCTGCTCTCGCTGTTCCTTACTTTTCGATATGTTCTCGCCTACTGTCTCCAAGAGTTGTCCAAAAATCCCCATTTTTATACCTCCATACTTTTTTAGTTACACGTTGATGTGATTCTCATCGTGCTTTTTACTTCTCTAGCATAGTTTTCGAGCAATGCTCTCCGAAAACTCATTGGTTAATCCTTCCCAATATTTAAGGCCTATTATAATCGAAAGCGCAAGCAAATAGGCTAGCCTAGTGGTGCTGATAGCACCCTGAAAGCAGCAATACCTCCAAAATATGTACACGCTATTATGGGCAAGTGTCATCATCCCATCAGGGTTGGGAACTACACCCATCCGCAGAACCTAGGATAGATTCACAGTGAGCCCACCAGGGCAGCCCTCTCTATCTAGGATTAAGGCAGAGAGATTAAATCAACAGTTTATTCTTCTTTAATACTTCTCTCATGAAAGCCATTTCTACTAACAAGCCGATTTCGGCTGCAAAAAAGGAGAGCCAGTACCGGTACTTTCCGATTCCTATGCTGTACTTAATGTCACTCTTTAAAATCGCACTGAACGGCCAATACCAGCCGTTCTGAAAATTCCAGTAGAAACGCGTATTTTCATAAAGATAGCGCCACCAGTTGTTAAGTAGGAATACTAAGAGTGTAAATAGTATTGCAAAGCCAAATGATAAACACGCCGATACAGCGGAAGGTTTAGTCATGCAAGCACGATTGTATATAATGCATACACAAACGGCTAACAAGCTATAGCAAATCATTTCATGCTCAAATACTGAGGCTTCATAGTATCTTATGAACCACGAATTACCCATAATAGCCACGGCGGTTAGGACGAACATCGCAATATCAAATACAAAGCGCCTATTCCTTGACCTCTTTTTTGTAAAAGCTTGCTGACCCATTAATTCCTTTACGGCATACCGCAGCTCTGCCTCGTCTTCTACTGTTTCATAGTATTCGCATATCCGACGAACCTGAATTGCAGATGGATCCTCTATACTTCGTAGTAACACATACTTTCTGCCATCGCGCTCGATGATACTCTCCTCATAATATGTATCCTCGCCGATTTCCACTAATTCCTTAGGCGAAATACTATTCACAAATGCGGCAATCTTCCGCCTAATCGCATTACAGGTTTTGTCAATCACATTCATCACATCCATTCGGAAACCTTTGGGAGCCTTTCAACTTTCTTCTATTGATTTGATGCTTTTTTTCATAATAACCTGCCGTGCACTGTACCCCATCTTCTTGCAAAACTCAATTTTTGAGTCTTCATATAGGTTTACTGAAATTCGAGCAAAACGAATAGAAGCGGCAGCAATATGTTTCTCGGCATTTTCCAGCAAAGCCTTGCCTACTCCTTGACTCCTCCAATTCGGGAGTACATACAGGTAATTTATTGTGCCATATGCCGATGCACACATGTAATTCACAAGACCGATGACTTCTCCATCTTGAGTAGCCACGATTGTAGTGCATTCATCGATCAACCGTGAAGCGGCATAGTAAAATGTCTCCCAGTTTTTTATGTCTTGATGACGGTTTATTTGACTATCAGGATGAATTGCTTCAAAGTCTTCCATAGCCGCAAGTTCATATGCAACCGTCTTTTCATCATCTGTACAGAAATGAATGTCATATTTAGTTTTATGACACATATTATTAATCTTCCCCCACACAACGATTTTCGAAATGGGCACTTTATTTCGTCATATCTTTCCTATGGATTGCAATAATAGCAGATTCTTTCTTCCGTAAGCTTGTAATCCATATTAGTGACTTTCTAATAGCCGCACATACGGAACTCACGTGCAAGGCCCCCCGACAGCCGTATTAGTGATTCTCTCATATTGACCGCTTTACTGAAGTATGGATTTTCAGGTTTGGGCAGTAACGCTTAACCGTTTCAATAAAGTGATGGGCACGTGCCTGAAGCTCAATACCTGTTAAATATATCTTTTTCCCCTCATGTGCAGCTTCGACTATGATTTGCGCGAATGTGTTTTGGGTATTCTCCCTCCCGCTGAGGAATATATCAACATCTTCTAGAGCAAATATGTCGGCAGAGCCAAAAAGAGCTGACAAACTTAAGGGGGAGGAAAAGCAACTACCATCACTATTATAGTGTTCTTTGATATACGACAAGAATGTCTCATATGTCTTGGCGGCACTACAGACATGTACACATTGCCCTCTCATTAGTTCCTTTGTTATTAATTCTGCCAGCCACATGCTCTTGCCGGACCCGGACGGGGCACTAATAATAACGACTTGTCCATCCACAGTGGGCAGTCCTCCTTAGTTGAATAGAGTTGTCCATGCTTTGAAATTCAGATTAATACTAGGAAACGCCGCTAATGTTTCGGTCACCGATTTGTGAATAGCATTTGTAATTCTACTATCGAGTTTTCTAAAATCAATCTGGTGAATAAGCCCATCAATATCATGGTTGTGGCAAGCTGGCTGGAGGAGGATGAAGCAGAACTGCCGACTCCTGTTGTGTTCCGATGCTTCTATCGCTACAAAATTACGGACACATAGCTATCTTCTAGATAAACCACCTGCACATCACCTAAATTGATAACTAACTGGCATTCTGCCTCTGCAGCAACGCGGCTAGCAAGTGTTGGTTTCCCACTTTTAGAGATGGCTGTGATGAAGATTCTCATAGCTGCGAATTTAAGGAAGCGAACATATCAGCCAGTGCCAGCTCATTTGCGACAAGACAGTCCTTTCTACAATTTTATCAGGAAAAAGTGCGCTACATTGGTAATGTCATCTTTGAAAGTGCTTTCATCCTCTGCAATGCAATCTTCTTATACAGTCGAGGCAAGAATTCCTTTAGCCCACCTAAAGAATGCAGCGCCTAATTCATATAAGAACGGAACCAGGTGTTCGTATTCAACTGATTTCAGTATTCTCACATAACGAACTACTATTCTTTTCTCTTCTAGTGATACTGTCTCCTTGAACGCGATTTTTCTAATATCGAGATACAGTTGCCGATACTCATCTTCCATATCGGCACATGCACAGGAATTAGTATCTATCACAAAATAATCTGTTCCATTATAAGAGGAAAATGGCAGTTCTTCTGACGATTCATATTCTACAAGTCTTTTGTTTTCAGAATCGATAATTATTCTAGCGGTTGGAACAGTGTATTTAGACCGATCCCGTGAAAGAGAGTATAAGAGAAAACAATCCACAAGATGTCCATCTCTCATATCTAGAACAGGATGGGATATGGAAATTCCATCAGGCACATACTCTTCGATTTGTTCAGAGAATAGCACCTTGAAAATATCCTCATATGTCATTTTAGTGCTCATACATCCTCCTATCGGATAATCGATGTAACATTCATCGGTCTGCCTGACAGTGCGTTTTCAACTTGAAAAGAAGTATAGAATTTTGAACTATCTGCACCACCCGTCCCGGAATCACACACATAAAAACCCAGCACATTCCCATAACGATCCTTCTTTACGCTCGTGACTGTTATAGCATGGAGATCTCTATAATTAGACCTCCCATTATATAGCATTCCAGCATACACCGATATTATTACTCCCCGTCCATTGGAAACAGCTTCGGCAATATTATTTATGGATGCCTCTCGAAGTTCGCTCTTTACTCCAAAGTGCTGTAATATCTGCTGCCGCGTTTTGGCTGATGTTCCGCCGTTGTCTTCTGGGAAAGAACCCGTTGTGCATAGCTTGCCTCTTCCGATCCCAGCAGAAGTCGTCGATGCATAACTGACCACTTCGCTTTCGGTGGCGGGATATCCAGCTAGCCGAAGAATATTGACGCATGAAACTAGCCCGCATGTTCCAAGGAAGCCATTCACTTTTCCTTGATTTGAATCAAGTTTCCCGCCGGTCTCAACAGGCGTGTTAAAAACCATGCTACCATCAGTTCCAGTTACCCAAGTTTGATTTGTTGCACTTAGTTCAAATGACTGATTAGAGCTTCCGGAATCTTGCCTAGAAGTTGATTGTCCTACTTCTGATGAATTTCCTCCAGTGTATTGGGCAGCAACAAAACCAGTCGCTCCAGTTCCAACACCTCCAGATGTTATCGAAGAGGACCTTCTAACCAACTCAGCATACTGGGTAAGTATATGTGAGCTATTTTGAAGGACGCTGATGTATTCCTGACGTGATGACTCAATTGTCCTCTTGAATGATGAAGATGCAGATGCAAAGTCATCAGCTATCCTTTCAATTGATGAACAAGCATCCGTTATTTCATCATACTCATCCTGACAAGCAACTACAGCCTGATAGTAATAGTAGGGGACTTCACCGTCTTCGCTGTTCCTTGTAGCATCTTTTGCCCTAGCTAGTCTCTCTTGCGCAGATATCAACTTCTCATATGCTTGAGCCTGTCGTTCCTTCCAAGCATCAAGAACAACCGATATCTGTTGATTTGTACTCCGTATTAACTCTTCATTTTCGGCAATAACAGAATCAATCTGAGATATTGTGTTCTTCAGGCCATCGTCCAATATAAACAACTTTGAGGCATTTGCAATTATCTGTCCAGCCATATGCTCATGTACCATTATGTAACGCTCTTTTCAGATTCATGCAGCAAACGCGCGTACTCCACGAGCTTATTCATAACGATTGTCAAATCCGGAACCGCCTCATTCATCTTTGCCTGAGAACTTGTTACATAGCCTTTTATTACCGCATAGCCTTCATCCTGAAAAGTGCTTCCCAGAGTCTTAAAATGGGCGGACAAGTCGTTATTTAATGAGGATATCTTTTTCAGACACTCACTAATTCCTTTTGTTAATTCGATTATAGACCGAGACGAAGCTTCAATCTGTTCACTCATTCTAAGCACCTCACATTATAGTCCGAGCCTGCTTTAAAGGCCTAGCAGCTTTCTTCAACATCTCTGCTGTACCTTCAACTGCGGGTAAACCGGCTAGCAAATCCTCTGCCAACTGTTCTACTCGCCGCAGTGCTTTTTTAGAAACTCTGTCTTTCATTCCGGATTCAGCACTTAGAAGACTGCTCTTTAGGCTATTGCAGGCTGCCTTCATTTCCGCACAGTAGGTCTCCACTTCTGACGCAAACTTCTCCATCTCGTCAGGATCTCTGATTATCATTCCTTCACTCATGTAAATACCTCTTCGCTTTTTGCAAATTTCAGTTTATTGGATTAAATATGGTCTGAAAATATGGGTCGTAGATCCACCATCATAATACACAGCAGAAATGTTATCTAAATCGGTGAGATAATGAACTCTCTCCAAATAGTTGCTCCAATCATCACGACTCATCGCAAAAGCAATCTTATGTTCAAAACATTCAAGCTTCACAAAGCGGGACTGCCTAAGCATCTTGACCGATGAGTATGTAACAAGGTTGTGTATTCCGAATCTCGATCCTTTTGAAATTAACTCAGAGATATCATCCCTTGCGTCGTAAGCTTGACAGCCCATTGTTTCCTTTTCGCTGATGTCCGATTCAGTGTCGTTGACTTTTGGCTCATCAAAATCCGCAAGGAGAGAATCAATCTCGTCTATCAAATCATTAACCGCATTGTTTGCTGGGACCTTTTTACCCGCCTGAACATTAGATTTGTCAGGGTACATACTTAAATCGGCACCAATGGATTCAATTCCCAGCCACACCATAAGTGTCTTGGGTTGATTTCCATCCCTAGCATTCTCTAAAAGTCCATTGATGTTGGCACATATTTCTTCTGGTTCTGTCACGATATGAGTGCACTCACTAATGAGTGACTCCAGCTCGTTTCTGAACTGTTTGTAAAGTTCATCTCTTTTATCCGCACATATTATGATTTCATAATCAGAAAGACGAGAAAAGCAACTGATTGTATAAAGAATAACGCTTGCCCGCATTTCTGTATCTGCGCCGATTACCATAACATTTGAATCCAGTCTGTCCTGTAATGTAAAACAAAAACAAGGGTTCAAATTTGCAGGCGTTCCAACATAAATTGGTATATTTGATGGCGTTAATCCACCACTAGCGGCCTCATATTTTTCAATAGCAGATTCATCACAATACTTACGACCTTTTCCGTCTACAATCCAAACATCTTGTTTTGAGTATGAACTTTCAAGATTGCTTTTCGCAAATTCAATGCTTTTAATTCTTTCATCTCTAGTCACATATACCGTTCGATACCGGTCGATTATAATTTGTGTTTCGCCCGCCGCATCTTTGATACCACGTTTGAAAATCACGTCGCCTTTGTCCATGTGGTTGATCTTGTTTTTTAATGCGTCATCATAGAAACTGTTGTCAATTGAAAGTGTTTCGCGAATCTCTGACATATCATTAGCCATTGCGATTCTAGTGCGTATTTGCTTCTTGCCTTTTTCAGTTAGTCCTCTAAGGCCGTCACCGATGGCTTGATCACTAAACACGCAGGAAAGGCCAAATTTGCGATACTCAGAAAGCATATTTTCAAGTATAAGGACATACAACGGCTCATTTTGAATCGCCTGCGTCATTTGATGAAACTCGTCAATTATTAGGATGATTCGCGGAAGAGAACGAACTCCAAATTTACGTTTATATTCGGTTATATCGCTAACACCAACCCGTTTAAACATCTCCATCCTGCGCTGACATTCTTCATTAACCTTTTCCAACAAACTAAATGTAAACTCTGTGCCGCGTTCCAACCCTATCAACTTAACATGCGGCGGCATATTGGAGATATACTCCGCAAATTCAACCTTATTATAATCTACGAGCCACAGCTCGACATCGTCCGGATGATAATTTAGAGTGATGGACGTAATCAGCATATGCAAGGTCGTAGATTTACCAGACCCGGTTGATCCTGACAGTAAGGCATGAGCTGTTAAGGCACCACCCAGTTCAAGTTCAATTAGTCTCTTCCTTGAATCAACAGCAAATGGGATGAGTAATGCCTGTGTGGATTCTCTGTAACCGTTGAATTCGGTGTTCGAGAAGAAATTCGCAAATCTATTATCGACTTTAAAACCCTCGTTATATATCGCTTTCACGCCTTCAATATAAGGCTCGCAAGTCGAACATACGCCATCAAACTGGAAATCATATATTTTCCCCTCGAGCGGGATAGTGTGGCCATTTACAGTCGCATTAATTCTTAAGAAGGATTTTTGAACAACATTTGGTAGTTCAGACAGATTTCCTCTTTTTGTAAAGATCATGCTAATTCCGCACTTTGCAGCATTGTTGATCAGTACATCTAGCGACTCTTCAGCGGCGCGATCAATCTTTTCGGGAAAGTCATTTATGACAACTAAATGCTGAACAATTATCGGCTCATTGCTTAGATTATAATCATAGGCTGAACCGACACCGGCCAGACGAGAGCAGGTTATATCTACAAATTTTTCGAGTTCCTTAAGGCGTCTCGTGATATCTTCCCTAGAAGCATATACTTTTTTGCAGATATCCCACGTGCTTATTTCTTCAAGCTTTTGCAATTGCCCTAAATTTGAGCCTCGATCATTAGGGTCAATATATGTAAGAGTAAAGGAATAGGGGGGCATATACCTAATCCATTTCAAAATAATGCTTTGTATGCCCTCCATTACTTCGGTCTTACAACGGTCATCATAGTTAATAAGCAACTGTAGTGGTTTCGACATATCCACAGTCATGGGTACGCAAAAACCTCTGCCTGAGCTGAAAGCGACAGGCATCTTTTCTTGAATCATCTGATCCGCTGGAGAAGGAATAGTAAACGGAACAGTAATTGCTCCAATCATCAGTTGCTTTGGATATGATAGGCTCGCTTCATAATTATCCCAAGTTTCGTCAAATGCACCTAACTGGTCCAACAAATCAGTTAGATTTGCATCATACTGCGGTAAAGCAGGATCATCAATTGCTACCATTAATTTGTCCTGCAAAGCGCTTCCAGCGTGATCATATGCTTGGTTATTTCTGGCGATAAGATTTGCCTTTTTTTGTTCGACTACAGCTTTCTCGCGAATATACTCTGCATTGGCAGACGCTTTTTCCTGCGCTAGATAACTGGAGCTTTTCTTCTGCTCTCCACGAAGATACATTCTTCCGGCCTCAACATGGTCTAAGTAGTCATTCACCATATCCATCATTGAAGTGTAGCCGCCAATACCGGTTAGTCGCTTAATTGCACCGCCAAATGATCCATCATTAATTCTGGCTGCAAGTTCGTCTAACGCCTGAAAATTCGGAAATTCGGGAATGAGGCTTGTCTGTCGGTATTTCTTTCTATACTTTTCCGGAATCCTTGCTTCAGCTTCGGAAAGTGCGTTTAGTGCATCCTGAATATTCGTCTGGGCAGACTGATCCTGTGCAGAGGCGTTTGAAATCCTTCGGCTTCTTTTTAAATCCAATTCAGTAATTTTAGATTTATATCTCTGTTCAATCTGAGCTATATTCAGGCTGTAAGAACTGTCCAAATCTGCATCTTCTTGCAAAATACGTAAAAAAGCAGAGGATATATTTACTGCCTGGTTAAATAAATTTCCAACATTCATAAGTATCTCCCGCGCATACTAACTGAAGCGAAATCAATTAACACTGAGAGTGTATGTTCCATAATCAGATGAGTACCGTACTTGAATATAATATGTCTTATTCGCTTCAAGATCAGCGCTCATAGTGCGCCCAGAACTCATGCCAGTGTAATTATTAATCCTATAGTCGGCATCGTCATACACATAAATAGATACTTGCATACCACTCATTGCATCTTCAATTCCAAATGTATATTTTCCGCTGCTGCTTGGCCTAAAGATGTATTTATTAACTTGTCCGTTATACTGTATGCTATCTCTAATAAGGCTATATGAGCTAATATCAAGTGTCTCTTTTTGCAAACCAATCGTCATCGTATATGCACCGTAATTCGAAGATTGCTTTACTTGCAACAGATAGGTTTGACCAGCGCTCAATGAAACAGTAATCCCACTACCTTGTCCGATACTCGTGTTATAGTCTACCTTATATCCTGCGGCATCGAACAAATAGAGAGATACCGTTATTCCGTTATTGATCTGGTCTATTTGGAATCGATAGACACCGGTTTCTCTTGCTGTAAAAATATAGTTGTTGGTTTGGCTAGAGTATTTTGTACTGTCAGCAATGACTGTATAGTCAGTAATATCTACCGCAGGCTGTTGCGGTCCGATGTTCATGGTGAAGTTCCCCATACTAGATGATTGCTTAACAATGACGGTATAGGTTTGTCCGGATTCCAAATTCACAGTCACACCACTATTCTGCCCAATTCCGGTATTATAATCTACTCTATATCCCGCTGCATCATACACATACATCGATACTGTTATTCCATTATTAATTTGAGCAATATAAAACCGATAAACTCCATCTACCGCAGGCGAATATGTATATTTTATCTCCTGACCCTTATACTCAATGTCATCATGCACTATAGTGTATGATGATAAATCCACTGCACTTTTTTGCATTCCAACGAACACATTATAGGTACCAGTCCCATAACTGCTTCTAACACAAAGAGTATATGTCTGTCCAGATGTTAAAGAAACTGTCACACCGCTTTCGTTGCTGATTCCAGTGCTATAATCCACTCTATTTCCGTTGGAATCGTACACATACATAGAAACGGAGAAACCACTTACCATGCCGCTCAATTCGCAGCGATATTTACCCGTCTCAGATGCGGTAAAGCTATATGTGTCTTCTTGCCCGCTTTCGTAAATGTTACCCGAATAATATAAGAATTCTGCTGATTCGGCAAAATATTCCGATTCATCGTATGCCGGAATAGAAATAGGCGCCTCGGCAATTGGATCAACACTTAAAGTAGCCACCGTTGGCGAAAGAGTGCCTCCCTCAGAAGCTTGTTCTGATTGGCTATAACCGTCACTGCTGCCACTATTATCTAATTGATAATTTGAAGACTGTTGAGTAGTGGAGGAAGGCACATCGTCATATTTTTTTGATTTTGAACTGCTTCCAGAAGCACAACTTCTTATAATTAATACCAATACAAGAACAGCAACACCCAACGCAATCCAACTGCCATAACTTTTCTTGGAGCTTTGAGTTCCTGAATTACTAGGGGATGGTGTATACCGATAGTTACTCGGTGTAAATTGTTGCGCATGGCCGCCCGCAGTGGCCGGTCGAGAACCAGAATTAGATCCTGATTGGCTGGAGATATTGAAAGCCGATTGAGAAATAGAGCGCATCTTCTCATTTACTTTACACCATGGGCACTCTTTTGCACCGTAGTAGTAAATATGCTGAGAATCTTTTAGACATGTCTTAAGATTGTTTTCCAACTGCTCAAGTGCGTTATACCACTCTTCAGCAGAAGGGCGGAGAGCGGGGTTACTTTGGCCGACAATAAAAGCTCGTCTAAACAGCTTTTGAATGTTATCCGGTAATGAACTCAATTCTGGCGCATAGCGCGGAATATTCATATTGCTTGAACAGTTATCTGGGAAAAAGGCACACTTCCCATTCTGCATGTTATCAATCGGCTGAAATTTCGACGAAGAACCGCTAATAACTGTACACGAAAATGGGTGTGCCCCATTCATCAGCAATGCGAAAATAAGCACAGCTAACGCAAAACGGTCAGACTCCGGTGTAAATGTCGGCAAAGGAGCAGAAGGGAAATGAATGCCTTGGAGTTCTGGCGCCACAAATTCTGGCATTCCTACACCACAGCGATATGTCCTACTGGAATCAGAAATATGATAAGAATCTGTGTCCACAAGAGTAACCATGCCGTCGATAGGATTTACGAGGATGTTTTCGGGGTTTAAATCACCTATAACCTGATGAATCTCATGGACATTATGTACAGCGGCAGAAAGATTCTTAGCAATGGCGATGAATAGCGACCACGGTTTCCCTTTTCGCTTGTCGTAGACATAGATATTGCGCAGTTTTTCCTTACCGTTGATTTTGGGCATGATATAACCCATGAATCGTCCATTTTCATAAAGTACATCCAGTGGCCAAGCGTACTGTTCCATAACATTTGGCTTGTTGGACACCATTACAGACAATTTGCGTTCGCGTTCTGTTGTACGCTTGTCTGGCTTATATACTTTTGCTACATAGCCGGATACGCCAACAACATCATATATGTCGCCTTCGCCGCCGCCTGCGAATGGTGCGCTTTGGACTCTATACGATCTGCCGGAAAGTCCTTTATACTCAGTCATCAGCTTACTCCTTCGTGTTTATTCTTGTATTTCCTTTAGCCGTCTTAATGCGTCATCACTTGCACACACCAGCTGACCGCACGAGTTTTGCATGGAATCTAATAGTTCCCCCATCTGATCTATCAGTGCAATCCTATACTTTTTTGACATATCATCTTGCCAAGAAGCCGCCGTATCAGACCAGAGCCCCACAATATTTCTCCTTATATCGCTCATTTGCATACGACTCACGCAGCTTTCTTTCACATCTTTCCCAACAGCCTTCCCCAAATTCCTTTTTTATCTCGATTGCCTCTAGTGACTATGTTGTCTTTTTCAGGAAAATCACCTTGTACATCGATATCGGTTTTTTCAACCTTTGGATCTTCTGGCGGAACATTACTGTCAGAGAATTCGACATCATTGTCTAATGGGACGACAGATGCAGCTTGTCCATCCAACATTTCGGGAGAAGTTGCTTCTTCCAATGTTTTTCCCCCGTATAACTTGTCATGATGTTCTTTAGCCAGTGTTTTCCAGTCCGGTTCCGTATAGAAATCATCCGCTTTCATTTCCGGTACAACATCGGTATTGATTATTCCGACTATGGTTTTATCATCAGTAATTTGCTTGCAGCAAGGTCCTTTGAAAAAATCAATTATCTCGGCCTGTGCATTTTCAAAATCTGCTGGAGTAGAAACCTTTAGGACATTGATATCCATGAATGGGCGCACATAATTAACATATATAGGCTGATCTGTCTTTGCAAGCAACCACGGATATGCGATATCAAAGATTCCGTCTGTCATCATTGTCAGAGCACAGACATCTTCCTTTGAAACTCCGAAAAACCAACTGTCAGGACCAGCTCGCAGCGGGCTGGTTTCATTAAAAGCCTCACCCTTCTGAGCTTCTGTCAGGACAGAGTAATCCCCGTAAGATGATAGTGCTATAATCCCACCGTCACCAACATGCCCGTATGCAACATTTGCACCATTATAAATAACCGTTGTCAGCGTTGTATCGTAATCACACAAATTATCCTGATTCTCTTCAGCCAAGGCGTTGATTGTCTTTAAAGCCTTATGATAAGCTGTTCTGAGCAAAGAAATCAGGCTCTCTTCATGCCATTTATCTGGATGGTTTTCACTCACAAAGGCCAGGATTGTCTTTACCGCTGTTGTGGATCCAATTTCGGATTTTTTTGCACTCCCAAGCCCATCCGCTATTGCAGCAACAATCCAACCATTTTTAAGGACAGCCACATCGCTGGCATCCTGGCATACACCATCTTTCTTTGCTTGGTGTGCTGTTCCAATTATTGACATTTTGTAGTAACCAAGCATGGTGTTCTCCTCTCTCTTAAAAAGCGACGTTAATCGTATGCAAATCGCCTGGAGCTTCTACTGCAACAGATCTGCCACCATTGGGATCACTATTTCTAACGGTTGCAAGGCTGCTGGAAACAAACTTGAACAAAGCCGGAAAATTTAAATTATCCAATTCGAAGATTCTTTCAGGATTGAAAATACTTGCCATTGTGTGCCGATCAAAGTTTGCAACGCCAACACAATAACCGAGAACCTTTGTTGCGTCCTCCATTTCCTTAAGCCGTTGAGCGGCTGTTGCATAGGAATCATTAGGACCGCCATCAGTGATGCAGAAAATCCAAGGACGATAGTAGGGTGTCCCATATTGATTATATTTGGCTTTTTGTTCTGCAATCATATCCAATGCCTTGTCGATTGCAGCACCCATCGGTGTTCCTCCGTTGGCTGTAAGAGTCGGCGGTATCATCTCACTCACAGCGGTAAACCCCTGTTGGACTTGAACATCGGGACCAAAAGATACGAGAGCAACATCAATGCACGCTTTCGTATGTTCATCAAAAGATGAATCACTTATGGTCTGTTCTTTAAATGTTCTAAGTCCCGCATTCAGTTTTCCAATTGCGTCATTTGCAACCATAGATCCAGAAGTATCGAGCAAGAACACGCAGGCTACATGACGTTCGGTAATCCACTGAATGCCACCAGTTCCTACATCCTCGATGGCGGGATTATCATTTGTCACCTCAGCACCTGTCGATGCCTGCATGATGTTTCCGTTCTTCTGTCCAAACGGTCTCTGAAAGATTGCCATAGTAAGTCCTCCTCGTTTTAGTTCGATATTGATTTGACGCCCGTCGGGCATAACTGTACTGGGTTTTCTGCATCGGGGTGAACACTAAATCCGTGTTAACGTCTTCACATCTGGAAGTATTTGCCCCTGCTCCGATTTTATATAATCACCCACTTAGTCCCTAAAAACAATGTTCTGTCGAGTAAAGTGAGCGCATTGGTAAAAACAGTAAGTACAATAATTCAATCAAACTGGCAGCAATACGGCAATGTATTTGCGCCTCAAAAGTTTTCGTAAAGTAAGTTCCTTGACGACGCATATTTGGACTACAGATACAGATATAATTATACAAATTCCTGCCGTTTTCGTCAAGGTGACGAAGGCGAAAAGTCGAGAAAAACGGGAAAATCTGTATCAAGGTTCCACTCAAATCCTGTTTTGTGCGTGGAACAAGCATGCTCCACACCGTCTTGCGCCGTCATTTTCGCCGTCGACGATCGGCATGAAAGGAGCTGTCGAAAATGTCAAAAAGAGGCGAGAACATCTACAAGAGGAAAGACGGGCGTTGGGAAGGTCGATACATTAAATGTCGTACACTACACGGAAAGATACAGTACGGCTATGTCTATGGGAAAAGCTATTCTGAGGTGAAATCCAAGCTAAAAGAAACTACACCAATGCCAATTCAAACTTCCAATAGCCAGATCCCGCAGCCTACATCGTATAACGAGATTCTCAAGATGTGGCTACTTTCTGCCAAAAACCATGTAAAGGAATCGACCTTCTCAAGATATAACCATCTTGTTGAGCGGCACATACAACCCTTTCTGGGAGGCTACCAGATTGGTGAAATAAGCAATGCACTCCTTGAAAAGTATATTGACTACCTTCTCCAGTGCGGGAGGCTAGACGGAAGTGGAGGGCTTTCGCCAAAGAGTGTGTCGGATATTTTAGTTGTCATTAAGAGATCCATGCGCTATGCGCAAGAAAATAATCATCTCGTGATTTGCTCGACCGCTGGATTGTCTGTAAAAAGAAGCAGAAAAAATATGCGTGTATTATCGAAAATTGAGCAACGGCAGTTAGAGTATGTTTTAATGCAGGACATGGATCTTACGAAATTTACCGTTCTTCTTTGCCTCTATACCGGTATCCGAATCGGCGAAGCGTGCGCACTCCGGTGGAAGCACATTCGACTTGACAGTGGTATTTTAGAGGTCAGAGAAACCATGCAGCGTATCCAAGCACCACAGAATGTGGCATCGAAAACACGGATAATCATTACAGAGCCTAAAAGCGTGAGCTCAAATCGAGATATTCCCCTCCCTCAGTTTCTCATGCAATATGCTGTACAGTTTCAGGCAGATAGGAATGCATTTGTTTTGACCGGAGAGAAGAATCAGTTTATCGAGCCGCGAACGCTCCAAAATCGTTTCAGAAATTATGTAAAAACATCCGGGATTGAACACGCGAATTACCATGCGCTTAGACATACCTTTGCGACAAGGTGTGTTGAACTGGGTTTTGAGATTAAGAGCCTGAGCGAAATCTTAGGGCACTCCAATGTAAATATTACGCTGAACAAATATGTACACTCATCTTTTGAATTAAAAAAGAAAAATATGGAGCGACTAAACCTGACCATAATAGAATAGCCGTCAATTTCTCCGTCAAGTCAAGCTGCGAAGCCATGCAGGATCATGGACTTCGCAGCTTTTTTCGTCAAGGAACTTACTTCACGAAAAAGAAAGTTACCCGTACGAGTGCCTGTGGCACTCGTTTTTGTTTTGCTGAAAATTCAATTCCGCACGCTTAAAACAACTATTACTTGATGTGTTCTCTGACTGGTCGTCTTGCAAACATATTTCTTTGTATTATAGCATAATATCCTGTATTGTTTCAAGCCGGACAGCGTAAAATCGTGGGTCATTTTCTACCGCCCATCACCTACAATATACTTAGGATAGGTGGTGAGTATTATATGGACACACAATTTGTGCGTGATCGAATTACCCAGTTGAGATTGAAAAAGGGCGTCTCTGAATATCAAATGAGTTATGATCTCGGACACAGCCGGAGCTATATTTATAACATATCCTCCGGTAAGTCACTGCCACCCATGGCGGAGTTCCTTCAAATCTGCGACTATTTTGATATCACACCAAGCCAATTCTTCGATGAGTCGGAGGAAAACCCTGCGCTTCTGCAAACAGCTATCGAGGAACTCCATAAATTAAATGATGATGACTTAATGCTCATCATTGGAAATATCCGCAGGCTGGCTCGCAATTAAGTCAATCGATAAAACATGTTCTCGTATGGAACAGACTGCAAGGTATCGGTGTTCGCCAAATACCTTGCGGTTCTATGTTGCCCAACAGCGGTGATTTATATCAGGTGGAAATCAAACGCCTTCTCTGCTCGCCGCGATAATTGGAAAGTGGTTGGTATCATAATATGATACCAACCACTTTGTTCAATTAAAGCACAACTGTCATCGCCCCACCAAGGGGGAACTGCGCTCGCTCGTTGAACCCAGGACAAGTTCATAGTGAACCCACCAGAACAGCTCACTCTATCGGAGATTTAAGTCAGAAAAGAAGAGTATATTACACTTCTTCATAAGCACGGAGAGTGATTGCAGGTAATGAAACTTTCATGTATAATGTTGGTAAGACTGTAATCCGCGAATAAATAACGGTACGGGTGGATGCTGAGCATAGCCATCTTTTTCGGCCAGAATGAATCGCTGGCCGGTAGTAATATCAATCGCTAAATCATTGATCGGTGAACTGCACGGGGAGGGACATATGACCTATCGTGAGCTGAATGACTTGTTTTCAAGACTTGGGCGGATAAACACGGTATTATCCGCGGCAAGCCCGTCGTGCTGATCTACCGTATGAACCATGCGGCTGGTGCGGAGGGGTTGGACGCTGTCGTGGACGAGTCCCTTCTTGCTGCAGAGCTAAAAAAAGCTGACCTAATGCTGATGAGAGAGGGAGAAGAAAATGACCTTATCTGTGTGCGTGGATGACATTAAAGGGTAGCACGGTAACCGTAATTGCCACTTCTGCGGACGGCTTTTCCTCTGAGTACGAAGTTAGAGTTTCTTCACCTCTTGCCATCGCAATTGGCGCAACAGGAGTCGCCGGTGTAGGATCTGCTGTTTTCGCAAGAAAAAGAAGAAAAGTAAATAACCCAAAAGGAAGAGAGAGGCCAGGAACACTGCTCCGGCCTCTCTCTTTTTGTATATCATTTTTCTGATTCCGAAAAGAAGTCACTCAATGTAACCCCCAGCGCCGCGCAGATACGCTCGATTGTCGGAACCCCTAACTGACTTCCACGCATCTCAGCATTCTTTAAAGTTGAATAGGAAACATCGCATAACTGAGATAGCTTGAAAAGCGAGAGGTCACGCTCGTCGGCCAACTCCATCACTCTTGCTATCGTATTCATGTAATCCCCGCCTTTCTACATTCTTTCCTTCCATCCATCCTAAAGGAAGCATAGTCCAATACTCTGTACTCAAAGGACACGCCCTACGATTTGGAATCTCGAGTCAGGCATGATTGCCTTTGGTGCGTATGCCTGATTATAGGATAGCATCACAGGCTGCATATGCAGGCAGCCATAACTATCAGTAAATGCATCCCTTTGGTGCTCATCGGGCTCCTGCTCGCTGTAGACCTTCAAATAGCCATCACCATCATAGACAAAGATGCCAACTTCACCAACGGCCAATTTCTCGCATTCCTCTACCCAAACGATCTGACCGTCATGATAGACCGGCTCCATACTGTCACCAGAAACCCGCACGCCGAAATCGGCACCTTTCGGAACAGACTTCTCAGGGAAACTAACCATCTCAAAGTTCCCTTCTTCAAGGAACTCGCCGGTACCAGCAGATACCGCAAGATTGCTCACAGGCATATCTATGTACTTGAGAATACTGACCACCTTCGGCTGCGGCTTATATCTTCCTGAAGCAATCAGGTCATCCCTGTACTCTCTGACCTTTGCCAAACCAGTATCATTGAGTACCGGCGTATGACTACTGCAAAAATAAGAAACATCCACATCCAGATCAAGCGCATGGCAGACGGCCATCATCTGATAGGCGTTAGGCAGGGCACTGCCCTTTGCCCACTTATTGATGCCGCTGGGGGACATTGTTACCCCATACTGCCGCAAAAGTGCGCTGAAGTCGACAAGGCTGAGCCCAGCTTTGCGTCGTGCTTCATCAATGCGAGCTCCGATAACATTTTCCTGACGCTCCGTCTCTGCATTATAGTTCGCGTGATTCGTTATCGGGAGAGAAAGAATTTTAGCTTTGCTCTTACTCATAATAGCGACCGCCTTTTCTGTTTATGGCTTCAGTATATAGCGGAAAACACTCACTGTCAATAGAAAATTGACTATTACTCTACAAATGCGACATTGACATAGATAAACAATCAAATTATTATGAAGGCACACGGACAAGATAAGAGGTGAAAAAACATGGATAGTGAGCGTGTTATTCTGCACAGTGACATGAACTCCTTCTACGCATCCGTTGAGATGATGCTCGATCCTGAGCTCAAAGGGAAGCCTGTTGCGGTGTGCGGTTCGACGGAAGAGCGTCATGGTATCGTCTTAGCCAAGTCGGACTTAGCCAAGAAAGCTGGAGTAAAAACAGGAATGGTAAATTGGGAAGCTCGGCAGCTTTGCCCAGGACTGATCGTTGTACCGCCTCAGTACGACCAGTACCTCAAGTATTCTAAGCTGGCTCGCCAAATCTACCACCGATATACGGATCTTGTTGAACCGTATGGCATGGATGAGTGCTGGCTTGATGTGACCGGCTCCAGTATTTGCGGAACAGGCATGGAGATCGCCGAGGCGATTCGGCAGACAACAAAGGACGAGCTTGGCCTGACGGTGAGCATCGGTGTGTCGTTCAACAAAATCTTTGCCAAACTCGGGTCGGACATGAAGAAGCCGGATGCAATCACCGAAATCAGGCAGGATAACTTCAAGGAAAAGATCTGGCCGCTCGATGCCGCCGAGCTGCTCTATGTGGGAAGATCCACAGAAAACAAGCTGGCTCAATACGGAATCCGCACCATCGGTGATGTAGCAAAGACCTCCCCGGAAACGTTACAGCACATGTTGGGGATCAATGGCATCAAACTCTGGAGATATGCAAATGGAACGGATACTTCTCGTGTCATGCATAAGGACTTTGTCAGCCCCATCAAGTCCATCGGACACGGGATCACCTGCACCGCTGACCTGCAAACACCAGAAGAAGTTTTCCGAGTCATGCTGGAATTGAGCCAGGATGTTGGGCATCGACTCCGTGTCCACGAGTTGATGGCCTGTGGTGTGCAAGTCTCCGTCCGGGCAAATGACCTGTATGGTTCACAATACCAGTGTAAGCTCCCATTCAGAACCCAGCTCCCCAATGAGATCGCAGGGGCAGGCTTTCACCTGTTTATGGAACGATATCGGTGGGACAAGCCGATTCGAGCCGTCACTATCCGTGGTATTGATTTGGTATCGCAGAAAGAAGCAGAGCAGCTCTCCATGTTCGTGGATCATCAGAAACGAGATCGCCGCATCCGTCTGGAGGACGCTGTTGAGGACATTCGAAAAAGGTTCGGCAAACGAGCCATTTCCTACGCCGTGCTTATGGGTGACTTGAAGATCCCAGATGACGGTAGGCAGTTGGTGACCATGCCTGGACTTATGTATCAGTAACTACTGCCAACTGAAGGGAAGAGACTGAACAAGATGAAAATGCAATTCCACAAAGCCGTGGTGAAGGTGCTGGTCGTCGTAGCACCAGACCGCACCAAAACTCCTGTCTCTCTGACTTTTGAAGATGGAAAGGAATATCCCATCGACCGTGTCTGCGGCAGACGGAGAGCCGCAGCAACAAAAGTTGGCGGAACAGGCATCCGTTATACGATCATGATTGGAGGAAGGCAAACCTATCTCTTTGAGGACGAAGATCAGTGGTTTGTCGAAGCAAAAAACCTCCATATATAGGAGATGAGCCATTGAAATATCTATCACGCAATGACCTTGAGACAATCGGCGGAAGAGTCATCGCAGCCTATAAAAAACTTCCGGCTATATCCGGTCAAGCCCCGGAACGAGTAGATATCGATTATCTCTGCCAAGAGCTCCTGGGCCTTCGTGTCGATTATGCCCGGTTATCCCTGAACGGAGAGAAAATTGGCTTGACATCTTCTTGTGAGGTAGGTGTTGAGATATTTCCCGAAGATCCGAGCTGCGAAGAAGAGCAATATTATATGCTCGATGGAAAAACCATTTTGATTGAAAGCGAGCTCATGAAAGAAGGCGCAAATATAGGCCGCAGGAACTATACCGTTTCCCATGAGAGCTGTCACCACATTCTGAAAATGCTGTTTCCGCATGACTATGGAGCCCAGGCAAAAGCACGCTCTGTCCACTGCTATTACCGGAGCAGTAGAGGGAATACCGATTGGGAGGAATGGCAAGTCGAAACATTGGCTGCCATGATCTTGCTTCCGCCAGAATGTGTGATTCGGAGCATGGAGCGATTCGGGCTTGGAACTCAGATGCGCTTACTTAACCGAGTATTTGCCTCTGCTGACTATAAGAAGTTTGAGACAATGGCATCATTTATGGGGGCTTCCAAAACAGCATTGTCCATTCGGATGATGCAGCTCGGACTTCTGAAAAGGAATGATCTTTCCGACCCCTATAGGTTGGTTCGAGTCGAGATGGATGAGGAGGACCGTATACTATGAAAACTAACCAATATGAGATCAAAGTCGTAAAGCGCTGTCCCAAATGCGACTGGCGCATATTTGATAAAGTGACGCCTACTTCGGGCATCATTGAACTGAAGTGTCCCAACTGCCGAAAGGTTGTTGAAATCGACCTGAGTTATCGCACCCCAAGCCGCAGGAGAGCTACCTATTACCGGGTATCCTGCCACACTTACACATAAGAACGACAACAGAATAAGAAAGCTGATCGCACCGAGCCACGGGTCCTTAGATTAGGAAGTCTATGAGTCACCAAATTGCCGGGCATTGAGAGGAAAAGGTTACTGCAAAGTATACCTACCTTCTTAATGCCCGGCTTTTTTGTGCTGTTGCCCCTTAACGGAGGTAACAATGCTGACCAGCCTTTGGGAGCCCTATATCGCTCGATATCCCTGATCTCCGATTTTTTGAAAACCCCATCAATTTCAAAAAATCAAAAGGAGATCAAAATCATGTCCGAAAAAGTATATATTCTCAATGTTTACAACACCATGACCGGCCAATATGAACTTATCCAAGTAACCAAGGAAGTTTTTCAGACTTACAGGCGAACGAAATGGAATATCGAAGATAGCACGGAACGCTTTTTTAAGCATGAGACACAGATGAGTTCGCTGATCGGCGGCGAAAATGAGGGATACGAGCGGTTCCACGAGTTTATAGATTATGAAAATACGCCCGAAAATCAGGCCATTGAGGAGATGGTATTCCAGTCCCTGCGTAATGTCCTGGATCTGCTTCCTCCGAAAGACTACGAGCTGGTCTATGAACTTTACTTCAAGAACCGCACCGAAAGGGAATGCGCACAGAGGCTGGGGATGTCTCAGCAGGCCGTCCATGAGCGGAAGAAGCGCATTTTGAAAAAAATCAAAAATAACTTGGACGAGGAGGGTTGTTAAGATGCCTGTTTTCTCCCGTATACATGCGAGAAGAAAAATCTCTTCTTGTGAACGTTGAAAACTGAATATCCGGCGACTGATAACGTCAGTCAGCGGGCCCCCGACGAAGGGGAGCAGCGATGCGGCGGGTGCGCCAAGACCCACCTGTGCGGATAACACCGCATAAAAGACGGCCTACTAAGGTGGCCGAGCGATACCCACCCAGCCCAAAGCAGCTTTGGCAAGCTGTCTCGCAATGATACCGTTGACCTGTACTCACTGTCCAGCCACAGACTCAAGCAATGGGGGCAGCTCGGAGAGATCCTCGGAGGGGTGAGATTCCCGGAGGGTGGTGCCAGCCACTGGTCAGTTTAGCCGCCCACGATCCGGGAAGTAGTGTCGAATAGGATCATTAAGAAGCAAGAAAACAAATACGGCGGGAGCCGAACCATACCAGGGAAAAGCAATATTCTTCCAACCAATGGACGGCTCCCGCCTTTTTGATGATAGAAATGTGAGGACAAGACTTGTCCTTAGATTTCTATCATCTGTATTTTTTGAAAAGTGCCAACAGCTTCGACATAATTATATTGAAAAGTTGCTCTTTGCGGTGTATACTACGGTTGAAAAGTCAGCACAAGGAGGGACGATGATGCTGTTTCGGAAAATCGAATCTCTTATCGAAGATCATCTGCAAAGCGATTCAAAGAAAATCCTTCTGATAGACGGTGCGCGTCAGGTCGGAAAAACCTATATCATCCGACATGTAGGACACAAACTGTTTGAAAACTTCATCGAGATCAACATGGTGGAGGACTCCATCGGCCCACGGTTATTTGCCGAAACGAAAACCGTCGAGGACTTCTACCTACAAGTCAGTATGCTGGAAGGCAGCAAGATGAAGCAGAAAGACAACACCCTGATTTTTATCGACGAGATCCAGGCATATCCTCATCTGCTGACGCTGCTGAAGTTTCTGTCCCAAGATGATCGATTCACTTATATTGCCAGCGGCTCCCTGTTGGGGGTGACTCTGTCGCAGACAACATCGATCCCCATGGGAAGCATCCGTAAAGTTCGGATGTTCCCTCTGGACTTCGAGGAATTCCTCTATGCCAACGGGCTGAACGAGTTTGCCATCTCTGCCGTGCGGAAGAAGTTCGAGCGGCTGGAGGCACTGGATGAGCCGACCCACAACAAAATGATGGACTACTTTCGGAAGTATCTGCTGGTTGGAGGTCTACCGGATGCAGTCAATTCCTATCTGGAAAACCACAATATTCAGCTCGTCCGTGAGATCCAACAGGAGATTCACGATTACTATGCCGCCGATGCATCCAAGTATGACGAGGAGCAGAAGCTGAAGATCCGCCGTATCTATGACCTGATTCCCTCCAACATGGAGAATAAGAAAAAGCGTGTCGTAGCACAGAGCATAGAAGATAAGAAGGGGAAGACCTTCGCAGATTATCAAGACGAGTTCGAGTATCTGATTAGTGCGGGTATTGCCCTCAATGTTCAGGCTATCTCTAACCCGGTATTCCCTCTGGTCGAGTCCACAGGGAAAAATCTACTGAAGCTGTACCTGAATGATGTGGGTATCCTGACCGGCATCCTTTATGGCAATAACATCCGAGCTGTGCTGGACGATGAAGCCAGCATCAATCTCGGCTCCGTCTATGAAAGCGTCGTAGCCAGCGAGCTTATCGCACATGGTTATGAACTGTTCTATTATGATAACCGCCACAAAGGTGAGGTGGATTACCTCATCGACGATTATGCCACGTTATCCGCCGTCCCCATTGAAGTGAAGTCTGGCAAAGACTATACCATCCACAGCGCGCTGAACAGCTTCGTGAAGAATGAAGACTATCATATTCAGAAAGCCTTTGTTGTGTCCAATGAGCGAACGGTCTCTACGAAGGGAAAGATCATCTATATCCCCATCTACTATATCATGTTCTTCCAGCACGGTCTGGAGGATAGCGAAGCCATGCAGTTTTAAGTCAGGCGATAATGTCTTGATATATTAGAGAGATACTGCGACCAGCATTTAATATCAAAGCAGCCAGACCACGAAAGGCAGTGGGCTATATTGTAGCCCGCTGTCTTTTTCTCTGCCTGTTTTTATCGGCAAAAAACAACTACAATCAAGGAGGTAGCACCATGCTGTCAAACAAGAACACCAAGAACGCCAATTTTCTCTTTATTGTTGATATGCTGAAGGATCTCCTTGCGCAGGAGTTGATCACAGAAAAGGAATATGCCAGGGCGAAGAAGTATTACATGAAGCTCACCGGCGCAGATATCGTATTAGCACACTGAAAATTGTGCATAAGGTCAATTCTGCGTTGTTCCAATTATTTTGGTAGCTATTCAGAATAGTTATCAGTATAATGTGGTTTGCCAAAAGTGGTTGGTATCATAATATGATACCAACCAAAAAACGAGAGAGGAGGACACCGAAATGCCTGAAGTACGACTCATCACCCCTATCACAAGACAGAACACGAAGAAGATGCAGGTTGCAGCTTACTGCCGAGTGTCTTCCAACTCCGCCGATCAGCTCAACTCTTATGCCGCACAGATCCGAGCATACAAAAAATGCATCGGAGCACGCGACGATTGGGAACTGGTGGACATCTTCGCCGATGAAGGGCTTACTGGCATGAAAAGCGAAACCCGTGATGAATTTCAGCGGATGATCCGCATGTGTGAGCTCAAACAAATTGACCTGATCATTACGAAGTCCATCTCTCGCTTCGCACGAAACACAAAAGACGCTCTGGCCTATGTAAGAAAGCTCAAATTGCTGGGTGTGGGCGTACAGTTTGAAAAGGAAGGCATCTCAACGCTCTCTATGGGCGACGAGATGCTTCTTAATACCTTCTCTGCTCTGGCGCAGGAGGAATCGCAGTCCATCTCCATGAACCAACGGCTCTCTATCGTCAAGCGCATGGAACTCGGCGAGTATGTGGACAGCAACGCTCCCTACGGATATCGGCTGGTTGATAAGATGCTGGCCGTATACGAGCCGGAAGCCGTCATTGTGCGGAATATCTTCACCCTGTACTTGCAGGGCTTCTCCACGAGCGAGATCGCAAGAGAGCTGAACAAGCTCAGCATCCCTACCAAGTCTGGAAAGGATACCTGGCGTCCGAGCCGTGTGGCATATATCTTGAGGAATGAAAGGTATATCGGCGATAGCTTCTATCAAAAGACCTATCGTGAGACGACAGTTCCTTTCAATCAGCATACCAATCGTGGTCAGGAAGACCGTTTCTATGCAAAGGGGACCCACCCTGGCATCGTCGATAAGAATGTATTTGATACTGTTCAAACCCTTATCGAAAAGCGCAAGGAGAACTTCTCCAAAGTAACAACACAAAATATATACCCGCTTACAAGCCGCATTCAGTGTTCTGAGTGCGGCTCTTTCTATAGGCGCAGAATCGTGTCGGGCACCGTGAAGTGGGTATGCTCCCTTCACAAAGATGACAGTACAGCCTGCAGCTCCAACTACTACAGCGAAGAACGGATCTACGACGGCTTCATCTCCATGGTAAACAAACTGCGATTCTCGGAAGATAACATTCTCGGGCAGGTCATCAGCAGACTGGAGATGACGCTGGCAGCTATGAAGCGGAACAATACAGCCGCCCGAGACTTAAGCAAGAGCATCGCCGAGTTGAATGCAAAACTGCTTATGCTCGAACAGCTCCGCTCCAAGGGATACCTCGCCCCTGAAGTCTATCAGGCACAAGCCAATGAGATCAATGCAGAGCTGGCAAAGCTCAAGGATGTCAGGCAGGAAAAGTTTAATTCGAAAGCTGCCACCATGCTGGAAAAAGTCAGGAAGCTGAAGATGCTCATCTTCGAGCTGGAAGAACCCCTTGAAGCATTCGATGAGAAACTCTTTCTGGAAATTGTGAAGTCCATCCAAATCAATAAAGAGGACGAAATGTCCGTAGAACTCCTTGGCGGGCTTCGATTCAGAGAACGCATATAGGAGGCGACCATGAAAAAGATACGGTACATCCCATACGGGTACACGATGCGAAATGGCAGGACGGTCATATCCACTGAGGAAGCGGAAGTCATCCGAGATATCTTTAAGGCATATCTGAATGGCGCTTCTCTCAAAGCAATCGCGGAAGAACTGACCGGCCGCCAGATCCCATATACACAAAAGACCACCACATGGGATAAAGCCCGTATCGCAAGAATCATCGACAACGCTAAATATGTTGGGACTGAAGAATACGACCCCATCATAGATGAAGCCATATATGAAGCAGCGGTCAGCCTGAAAACGGCACGGCAGCGCAATACCTGTGAGAAGGAAAACGATGCCATCGACCTGCTCCGAGACTTCGTCCGGTGCGACAACTGCGGTCAGCCGATGAAGCGCCGCATCAGCATGAAGCACCGCATTCGAGAGAGCTGGAACTGCACCAACGATGAATGCGGTATCAGAGTCCGCATCAGCGATGCCCAACTCATCGAAACCATTACAGTCCTCATCAATCGGATCATCCTCAATGACCATCTGCTCCAGCCGAAGCCCAAGAAGCGGTATGAACCGGACGCGAAGGTCACCAAGGTAGGAAACGATATCGCTCTGGAACTGGAGCGTGACGCTCCGAATGAGGAATACATCATAGAGAAGACCATCGAAATGGCATCGCTCATGTACGAGCAAAGCAATGCCAAGTTGAACCTCACGGTATCGCTCGCAAGAAAAGCGGCACATATGATGGTCACGCAGGATGAATTCAATCGAGATTACTTTACCACCCTCGCCTCATACATCACGCTCGGCGAGCAAGGCAGGGTGGTGCTTCATACCAAGACAGAAACGGAGGTCACGCTGGACGATGGAAGTAACGAAAGTCCCTAAAAAGATCGTCACGGTCATAGAGCCGAAACGCTCCATGACGGTAGATAAAGAAAAACACAGGCAGAAGAGAGTGGCGGCGTACTGCCGAGTCTCAACAGACAGTGAAGAACAGCTTGTCTCCTACACCAATCAGAAGAAGGTGTACACTGAGATGATCGCCAGCCGTAAAGACTGGTGCTTCGCAGGCCTGTTCGCCGACGAGGGCAAGTCCGGCACAAGAGCCGACAAGCGGCCTGAGTTCAACAAGATGATCAACGACTGTCTGGCCGGAAAGATCGATTACATCATCACCAAGTCCGTATCCCGATTTGCAAGAAATACGGTGGACTGCCTCGACTATGTCCGAATGCTCAAGTCCAAAGGCATCGGCGTCTACTTTGAGGAGCAGCAGATCGATACTCTCAAGACGGATAGCGAACTGTATCTGGTCATCTATGCGGGCTTCGCACAGTCTGAATCCGAAAGCATCAGCAAGAATATCACATGGAGCGTCCGCAAGAAGTTCGAGGAAGGAACCCCGGTGTTTATGTACAAGCGGTTTCTTGGCTATAAAAAGGGCGCTGACGGTGAACCGGAGATCGTACCGAGTGAAGTGGCTATCGTGGAACGTATCTTTAACCTCTACCTGGCCGGAGAAACTGTGGACAAGATCTCCAAGATGATGCAGGCTGAGAACTATGATATTCCCGGCAAGAGCATCAGCTTCAGCAAGGGCATGATCATGAATATGCTCTCCAACGAGCGATATTGCGGAGACGCTATCCTACAAAAATCCGTCACCATCGACTGCATCGAAAAGAAGCGGAAAAAGAACACCGGCGAGGCTCCGATGTACTATGTTCAGAACAATCATCCAGCCATCATCGACCGAGTGACCTTCAACAAGGTTCAGGAAGAACTGGCAAGACGAAAAACGAAAACGCCAGGCTCCGCAAAGAGTTCCATCACATCCACCGGAAAATATTCCCGCTACGCCCTGACCGACGTCCTCATCTGCGGCAACTGCGGTACTCGCTATCGCCGTGTGACATGGTCAAGGAACGGTGTCAAGCGCATCGTGTGGCGCTGCATCAGCCGACTGGACTACGGCAAGAAATACTGCAGCGATTCCCCCACCATTATGGAGGACAAGCTACAGGAGGCCATCGTTCGAGCGGTCAACAAGTTTAACGAGCAAGATAACGCCACCTATAAGGCACTCATGAGAGCGACCATCAGCGAAGCCCTCGGCCTTAATGGAGATCCGGAAGAAGTAGATATGTTGGAGAGAAAGGTCGAAGCCCTAAACAATAAGATGCTGGTGCTTGTCAATGAGAGTGTCAGCTCCGGCGATGGCATCGAGGCCCATGAAAGCGAGTTCATGACACTGTCACAAGAAGCAGAACTTCTCAAGCAGCGTATAGCAGCCATTCAAGAAAGCACTGCCAAGGATAACGGCGAACAGAGCCGCATCGAGCAGATCCAAGCCATCATCTCAGAAAGAGAAAGCAAATGCATGGAGTACGATGACGCCATCGTCCGTCAGATGGTAGAATGCATTAAGGTCTATCCTGGCGGCAAGCTGGGAATCATCTTCGGTGGCGGATACCTTGTCGAAGAATCCGTCTAAGTGTAGGAGATTGAGGGATCATCCCTCTTTCTCTTTCTTTATTTCATCGTGGATGTTCTCCTGAATCGCATCGAGAGGGGCGACCTTTTGCTCTGTTGAACACTCCAACCTTGAGATGTAATTATAAATCAACTGTGCATGGACAGTTGCAACGCGCTTGGCAAGTTCCTCCTGACCTTCCTTTGAGCGCGGCAAATGAATGATTACTTCCATAGAATTTCCCCCAATCGGGCATAAGGCCGGGTGCATATTAGTAAGATGGTCAACACTGAATGAGACAAGGGTTAATTGCATAAACCGCAGGGCGCACCGCAGATGATTGTTACTCGAGGACAGGATCGTCTGCAAGGGGTTCTTCGTTTTCCTCCACAAAATCGGCCTCTGCAGCAGCCTTTCCAGAATGAAGCTTCGTCATTCGCAAGGTGTACTTGCATTTTCGGTTATAGGCAACGAGCATAGCTTCAGCGTAGCAGAGAGACCCTGCTCCGCGCTCTTTAGCGGTACGAGACAGCTGCCGAACAGACATGAAGCCAACCCTCTCCTTAAAGGTTTCATCACGAAGCTGGTCACCAAATGCTACGACCATTCTCGCAACACCAGCTAATACATTTGCCCCCAGAGAGTCGATATCCCCCTCCCATGTACCAACGCAGAGCCGCAAAGTCCGGTCAAGCACATGGTAACCATATTTGGTGTAGATTCGCTCCAGCGTGGCGACCGCACAGATCACGCCATATGCTTTGGTCGGCCCGATAGAAAGACCATAGGACTCAACGAGCCGCTTAATAACAAGCTGCTGCTCATTCCCTGCTTCGATATTAGCCATGAATATCTCATAAGGCTTCAACGGGCGCACATGCTTCATCTGATTTGCAAAAATGTCTGCTTCGTTCTTGTAATCTAAGCTGTCATAAATCATGCACCAAACAGGAGTCTCCCGCGAACCGGATACAGTAGCAACGATCTCTATGGTGTGCTGACCATTAAAGACATAGTTGACACCATCACGGCGGCTCACCTTTACCGGGTTGATTTGGTTCAGGTCGAAATCCTCGATGGCTTTTTCAACCTGTGCCTGAGACAATGGCCGCTGGTATTCCTGATTAGATACGAGATTTTTGATTGGAATCTGCTCGAAGTGGACATTCGGAACAAATCTGCTGAAGTCTTGCATTAGTCTACCTCCCTGATTTCTGAGAGCATCTCGGACACCTTCTCCTGTAGTGACAACAGCGCCTCCTCAAGTTTGCTTTTTGCACTCGTTGAAGCGGCGTTCATATCCGCATTGTTTCTGGCTCGCTCGATGGAACTGACCCATGACGGAACGGTCAGAGTCAAACCGGCGATTTCGGCATCCGGGTCGTGCATAGGGGGAATTTTGATAAGAGGTAAAGTTTCCTGCATAGATTCGACTGGCTCCTCATCTGTATCAGCAAATTCTTTTCGTGTGTCACTGTAACTGGTGAACGGGTGCTGTAGGTCTTCGGGCCTTGTCCCGATTCGCCTAATCTCTTCCGGCGGCATTTTCGAAAGGGCCACAAGGTTCTCGTGAGATATTTTGAAAGTGCCAGAAAGCACTTTGCCAGGAAGTTCAGGGTCTGCCTGTCCAACAACGTCTAACGCCTTACTGAAGATTGCATACTTCTGCACAGATCCAGTAGATACATTATATTGAGCGCTGAACTTCTGGGCCGTGCGCCGAAAAGTCTCGCCTCTCTCACCCTTGTTTCTCCGCTTATACTGGTTGAACCCATTGACGTTGGGCGGATGCTTACGCGCTACTTTCTCAAGTTCATACTGCTTTCCAATGAGATATCGTCTGGTTTCCTCCGTGATATTTCGGCGACCGAGCTGATTGCTGCAGATCCAGACAATCGCTTGCTCCCGGTTCTCAAATGGCATCTTCCGTACAGCATAGGGGATGTGCAGCCGGTTACATATCTCGTAGCGGTTATGGCCATCAATGATGATGTTATTCCATGTGATGATCGGCTCTCTGCAGCCGTCTACTGTAAGATTTACTTCGAGTTGAAGATACTCATCTTTCCGTAAAGGTCGAATGAGTGTCTTGAATTCCGGGTCGATCTCCAACACCGCAAATCCTTTATCCATCGCTGGGAGGTCTCCTCTCATTTTTCTTTAAGGTTTTCATGGAGAAATAGGCTACTCTGTTTGTAACATCCACCTCTCCACTCATGCGATAACTGTATTGGAAGTCAAGAGTACCGATCATGTTGACCAAAGCACACAGGAGAGCATTACTGTAGAATTCAATGGAATGATTTGGCATTTGAACCAACTTAACTCTGTTGGCGGTGCCGCCAGCGAGTGGTCGATCTGAGCCAAGTACAGCAATAAACATTTCTTCTGGATTAACCAGAAATTGGATATATTGTGGTTTTCCCATTTTGTTCAGGGTAGATTTATGTATGCGAAAGCGACTGCGCTTTAGATCAATAGTCATGATCGCTCTGTTATCCGTACTACCCATTTACGCTCCCCTCCTGCACAGGTACCTCTGGTTGATATTCGGCCTGAACTGGTGCGACACTTTCCTCAGAAGTCGTAGAGGACACTGTGTTATCCTTGATCCCATAAATCGCGTACCCGTCAAAGATATTGATTTGCAGAGACTTCTGATGTTCACGATAAGGAAGGCCGAACTGATCCTTCCAACCGGCAGGGAATACAGGTGTACGCGCAGTCTTGGGCTTGCCTCCGTCTTTTGAAATACGCTGGTAGATCTCTGAAGCATTCAAATCGAATGCAATCAGATACTCCCCGTTGGCGTGAATGACCTTGCCAAGCAGCTTGTACCTGTAATCAATATTCCACCCCATCAACTCAAAGAGTTTTGCAAAGAAGAACTTACCCGTCACCTGCCGAGGCTTCCGCCTTCCGCCAGATGTATTGCACCAGGAGAACGCGTCCCGCTCAGACTCAGCGCATGGACGCAGTGCAAGGATGCGTGACTCCTGATTGATCAAGAGCTGAGCACAGTCTGCATGGGGAAACTTGTTCAAGCAGGCAGTATTGACATAGACTTTGTAATTGTTGAAGGTGATAGACGGCTCGAAGGTATGGGCGAAGAACTCCCTACGAACCACCTGATACCCATCAAAATCGAAGTCGTCACTAAGTTCGATCACATCGCCTGGTGCCGATGCGTCGATAGTCATTGGCGTGTCCGCATCCTCCTTAAAGGTGATGGTAGTTTCATCATCGACATTGCTGAATTGAGTATTCTGCAGTATCGGTGGGATGAAAGAAACCTGGTTTTCTACTTCCATTCTGCTCTCCTTTCATTCGTCTCTGACAAGATCCAGCGCATCTCCAATCTGGCGTAGGCTCATGCTGAGATAGCGACAAAGCCGTCTGAGTTGTTCCGCGTTATACTCTGCCATGATCTCATCCTGCTCGGCTTCGGACAAATCAGAAAAGCATCGGTTGACATGTATACCATCACGAACCACGCGGTAGTACACTCCATCAAGATTCCGAAAGATTGGAATATTGTTTTTTTCAGGCATTAAAATCCACCTCTTCCATCTGCTTTATGGGGGCTAATTGCTCTGCTATGAATCGCTGCATTTCATCAAACTTGGTGACTCGAAGCTTCTCACCGGTTTCAAAGAGTTGGCCTTCCAGCCAAAGCTTCCATGCATCTTCTTCACTTTGTAATTCCGGTGAAGATGAGGTAAGTCTGTGAGAGTAAAAGTCACTACCAAACCTGTCTGCCAGTTTCTTAGGAACTGCCCGAATACGCTTTCCTGATACGGAGAGAGGAGAAAGCTCACCGTCGCCGCTGATGGGAGAATCTGTCCCCGTCATGAGATAGGACTGGATAAAAATCTCAGGCTCACTCAAATCAAATATGAACACCGAATCCCCTTCGTTTTGGAGGAGTCTACCATAGGCCCTGAACTTAAAATCAGTTTCCCAATCGAGCAGTTCAAATAGGGTTCCACCAAATGCGGTACACGGTATCTCTTTGGCATAGTATTTTCCATCGTCAGGTCTTGACCACTGTACGCACTGGCGAGAATCCTTGGAGGCGCGACGAACAGCGAGCTTCCGCAATCCCGGATGGATCAGCAGTTCAACTTTGTTGTCCTTCCCGAACTGCCTGACGCAATCTGTGCTGAACTTGATTTGTTTGCTCTGAAATAAGACATACGGTCTTTTGTTCGCATCAAAGAGAGATGAATTCGTAACTTCAAATCCGCGCAAATCGAAATCTCCAGCTGCCACCTCAAATGTAGCGTCGCCCTCTGCGGGCTGGCCGTAATATGTATCGTCCGTGTAGACACTCATGGAAGCCTGTAAATAATCGGCTGCCTTGAAACCTGCCCACTTGGGGCTAATCGTGACAAATCCTTTTAGAACGCCAGATTCAATTACCCGAAGCTCCGGCAGAATAGACTTTCCACCGTATTTAGCATTATTGATCATGTGCTGAACGGCTATATAATCGTCCCTTGAAACGATTGCCTCGTGTTCTCCTTTATACAGGCTCTGCTGCCGTTCTCCTCTGTTTTTCTTGGACTTATGACTGATCACATCAGGCGTGAATGTCTTTCTTGTGAGAACATCACCACAATGCCGCTCATTCCTCAAGACCTGAATAACGGTGCCGGAAGTCCACTTGGAATTACCAAGGAATGTCCTCTTACCAAGCGCCTCGAGGGTTTTTGCGATATGCGATGAAGAATATCCGGACAGATACATGTAGAATATGAGTTTGACGGTCGGAGCCTCGTCCGGATTGATCACCAGCTTGCCGTCAGTATCATGAGAATAGCCCAACAGCTTGGGTGTCAGAGGAAGTCCTCCATTCAACCGCTGAGCAAGCGAAACTTCCATACTGCGGCTTCGAATGCGGGACTCGTTTTCCGCAATGGAAGCCAAAAAAGACAGCGGCATGTTTGTATCCTCGTTCAACGAGAAAATGCATTCACTCTCGAAGAAAACGCCCACTGGATTGCGGAGCTCCGCAAGATTACGCACCATAGTAATACAGTCAACGGTATTTCTGGCAAGACGCGAGACTGATTTGGTGATGATCAAGTCGATTTTTCCGGCTCTGCTGTCAGCGAGCATTTGGTTTAGCTCAACGCGGTGCTTTGTCGAAGTGCCTGAGATTCCTTTGTCGGCATAGATCTTTACAAGCTTCCAATTAGGATGCTTCAAGACAAACTCCTCATAATAGTTCTTCTGGAGCTCATAAGAAGTCTCCTGACCCAGATTATCAGTTGAAACTCGGACGTAGACCGCAACACGCTGATGAATATCAGCATCGTAGAAATCGACCTGCTTCTTTGCCGGATAGATGACATCTGGCTCTCTCCGATTCGAGTATCGCTTATGTACTTTCTCGCGTTCTGCTTGGTCGGCTGCTTTCTTTGCTGATTTACTCATGGAGAGCACCTCTCATATCCAGCTCGTCATCAGGCAAGATTTTCCAGTCTGGTGTTGGGAAGAAACAGGGTTCCCGAAGGTCATCACGATAATATGAGGCCAAAGTGTATAGATCTTCTGATATGAAGTAGATGCCAACAGGAGGCTTGCGAGCAGCGAGCATTCTTGCGCAAATCGTCATTTCTTGGGCATCTCTGGACACATTGCTGACCTTCTGTGTGATTATGAGATCGACTTTCCCAGCATCGCAGTCAGACAGAAGTTCAGACCATGCTGTAGAGTTCTCCATATACGGAGCGGTCGATCCATTGTCAATATAGAAACCTACAAACTCCCACATAGGATACTGAGCCAGCGTAGCACGAAAAACCTCTTTGTTGCGTTCGAGATATTCCTCGTCTCTATATTTCGTCTGGTTGAAAAAGCGGATGTACACTGCAACCTTGAACGGGATCTTGGGGTTAGGTACTTCATGGCGGATAGTTTTCAACCACTGCCTGTGTTGTGCCACAAGGGGTGATACCATGTTTCCTCCCAGGCACAGGTCAAAGGAGGGATACTCAGTCTCTTCGAGTCCTTGTTCAGTACCTAAAGGCAGCAGCTTCGTGTTTTCCATGTTTTCCTCCGGCATTTGGGCAAGCCCTTTTGGGTGAATTATAGGGAAAATGCTTAAAAATAAGAAGATACCATAGGTCAGCATCTTGACCTATGGTATGGAAATGACAAAAAAATTATCGGATTGGTCACCCAATCCGATAATTAATCATTATTCTGCTTCTTATGCATGGAGGCTTTGACCTCTCGGACAATCTTTAAGATGGTTTCCATCTCACTGGCCGAGCAGTCTTCAAGGAGCTCCGCAAACTCACCTTGATAGATTGCTTTGACCTCCGGTACATCTGGGCGGAGCAAATAGTCTGCAGATACCTGAAGGGCTTCCGCCACTTTGACGAAAGTCTCAAGTTGCATCCCCGTTTTTCCTCGTTCGATGTTGCTAATCAGCGGCAGTGAAACAGAAGCTTCGACTGCCAAATCCGCTTGGCTCATGCCTCTGCTGATTCGAACAGCTTTGATGCGTGAGCCGACCAGCTTCAGATCCTGTTGTTCATACATGACCAGCTCACCTCCCCTTCGCTGGATATAAGCTAACGACTATAATTTAAGTTAGTATATAATATGCGAAGGTCAAGTTTATATAATCGTACCGCTATAAAATAGTGGTTCAAATATAATTGAGTTGCCAAAATTTTTAAGGAGGTTTCTCTATGCAACTCAATTACTATGTCCTTGGTCAAAGAATCCAGAAAATCAGGAAGAACAAGCGTATCTCCCAAGCGGTGCTGTCCACCATGATCGACAAGTCCGCTGGATACATCAGCTATCTCGAGTGCGGTACAAAGGTTATGAGTCTCGAAACTTTTGTTGGCATCGCCAATGCGCTGGAGGTGTCGACTGATACGCTCCTGAACAGGCAGCTCACGGGTGCGACTGAGATGTCTAATGCCGAGGCGCAGAAAATCTTTGCCAACTGCACCCCGTATGAAACATATGTCCTGTTGGATGTGCTGAAAACAACCAAGAACGCTCTACGCTCGCACCACCATCTCCTCAAGGATGAATGGTAATCATTTTATCAACTGAATATCAAATAGCAACAGACCACAGGTTAAGAGATTGACCTGTGGTCTGTTGCGTGCAAAAAACGATTATGTTTTCGCCCAAAACGATTATGATTTGGGCTTTTGCGAGATTTTCAATTCTATTGATGCTATAATCCGGTCAAGCCAGAAAGGATGAGGATGAATGATCTATTACACCGGCGATATTCACGGCAGTGCGAAAGGAATCATCGCTTTTGCCCAACACTATGAGCTCACAGAATCGGACATAATCGTCATCCTTGGTGATGTCGGAGCGAACTATTACGGCAACAGGCGGGATCGGTATTGCAAAGATACGCTTGCCAAAATAAAGCCCACCGTCTTCTGTATTCACGGAAACCATGAACGGCGTCCAGACACTCTCGCAGGCTATAAGCAGAAAGAATGGAATGGTGGCCTTGTGTGGTACGAGGATGAGTATCCGAACTTACTCTTCGCCAGGGACGGAGACATCTTCACTATGGAAGGAACCCGGCATCTGGTCATCGGCGGCGCTTATAGCGTGGACAAATACTACCGACTGGAAAACGATCTGCTGTGGTTTGCTGATGAGCAGCCCTCGGCAGAAATCAAAACATATGTGGAAGATCAAATCACGAAAAACAGAATTGACATTGTTCTCTCTCATACCTGCCCCTATAAGTACGAACCGCGGGATGCGTTTTTACCCATGATCGATCAGAGCACGGTTGATGACAGCACAGAGCGATGGCTTGATGGAATAGAAGAAAAAGTGGATTACAAGGCATGGCTTTGCGGACACTGGCACATAGAGAAGCAAATTGACAAGCTACGCTTCCTGTTCCACGATGTTGTGTCACTGGAAATGATAAAGCGAGGTTTCAAATGAGTCGTTTCAAGAGCAATCTCTACACTGTTGAGCGCCGAGTATGGAGAAACCACAAGCTGTGCTGGATTCAGAACGATGACTTCACTCTCTTTTCAGGACATCACAAAACGAAAATCAAAGAGGAAGATCTCCCGGAATGGTATGTCTTTGGCAGATACTATAAGCTGTGGGGCTTCCTCTCCACAAAAGGTATTACCAACTTGCAGTACATCCCGAACCTGTGGATCAATCACTTCCTAAAAGATGACTGTCTTCTGATCTCCTATGGCGGTAAAATTGAGGAGCATCCAGACAGCACTGATTTTGAAAAGTACAGCGGCGTTGATGAGCAAGTATGGGGCAACGAGATCCTCCATGTGTTGAAAGGCGCCAGGATATTCTCGGAATATGATATTGCCCCTATCATAGAGCAGATCCGTGAGAAGCAGCACATTCTCATTGAGAACTACCCGGACGAGTTCGGACCCCACAAGTGGAATTTTGATCTCGATGAATGGATGGCAGAAGAGTACCACTCAGGTCGCCCAACCTATTACAGCAAAGCCATCACAGAAAAGAGAGAAGCAGAGCTACGAGAACTATATGACAAAAGAGGACAGACAAATGGATGAATGCCAACACGCAATGGAGGAACTCCGCAATATAGTCGAGGGGATCAGCAACCTGCGAGACACAGCATACGCGCAATACTCTTTATTGGTCGAGCAGGTGCTGAAGGATCAAATCACCGACGAGCAGCAGTTAGAACAAATCATGGATGGCCTCTGCGATTTCTGCGATGAGATCCGCTTCATCGATCTTTATCGAAGCCTTTGCCGACACATCTATTACCAATATCCGCAGCTCGTGGGAGAGCATGTGGCTCTTTTCCGTGCGCTGTTTGAGGGGCCCGATGAGAAATGATTTGAGAGAAGATGTATGGAGGTAACCTTCAGTGAAGGTGGCAGATACAAGTTTGCCTGCTACCGCCTCACATATGAAGAAAGCAAGTCTCCAGATAGGATTGCAAAGATCAAAGCCGATCTTGCCTCAAAGGGGAAAGATGGGTATTCCATCGCAATCACTTATGACGCATCTCCCACCCCACCAACGTGGGACACATTCGCCAATTCCTTATTATGTCTGGACGGAAGACTTGAGATGTGGAAGCTAATGCAAGAGAGTTGGCCACATCACAAAGCGGTCGAAGCGCAGAAAGGAGTGAGTAAGATGAGCACATCATATTTCATTTTTACGGAGGTTCAGGTAAATGATCAGTGGCATTGTATCAACCCCCAAGTGATGAAGTTGCTGCCTATCGGACATCTCGTTCTTGTTCCAACGCTTCGCTCGGACAGCAGATATCAGTTTGAAAAAGCATACCGGCAGCTTGAGTGCGATGGACACCCGTTCACAGTAGACGAAATGTCAAGAAATCTACAGGCATCGGTGAACGACTGGCTTACCCCAGAGGACAGTGTCCGAATTGCCGTTTGCTACGATGACATCTTGAAGCTACTGAACACTTCCGGCAAAGAACATTCTGCATTTGCTCTTCGATCTGAAGTAGCTGCCTTTCAGAATGATGAATCCGATAATATTTTGGACTTCGTCCCAGTAGACGAATATCGGAAGATGGAGGATGAACTCAAGAAGGCTTATCAATATTTCGAATGGAATGACCGCTCCGGTGCGTATCGCTATTATGAGGAGATCCAAAAGAACGTCGCCGCACAGGTCAAGGATTGGAAAGCGATAAACCCTCGGGCAGAAATCACCTCTGTCCGAATAATGCTTTTTTCAACCTAAAGGAAAACACACAGGAGGGTTTCAGATGCAATCGAATAAAGAATCGAACCAAAAGCTGATTGAGCAATTTCCGTTTTTAATACCTCGTAACCGCTGGACGGGAAAAATTCCAGAGGATTACGACTATTCCTATACGGAACTGGATTCCATGCCTGATGGCTGGCGAAAGGCTTTTGGGGAGCAAATGTGTGAAGATATCCGTGAGGAATTGGTACGTGCCGAGTATCTCGACCAATACCGCATTACCCAGATCAAGGAGAAATATGGAACGCTCTGTTGGTATGACTTTGGCTGTACAGAGCGGATGCTTCGTGACATCATCCCCAAATATGAGCGCCTATCTGCGAGAACTTGCATCAGATGTGGGAACCCTGCAACAAAGGCTTCTACTGGCTGGATCAGTCCCTACTGTAACACTTGTGCTGGCAAAATCAGTCATGCCGAGAGATTTATTCCTATTGAGGAATGGCTCAGTGGAAGCGGAGATGAGGTTGCATCAGAAAGGATTATGAATGAAAAAGATACCCACTCTCTTTGAACGAGAATTTGAAAACCATCGAATTGTCAGAATACTGCCAAATATCAGCCCTGGCCTTGCTTGGGTCATGGCCGGCGACGGCGTAGCTACCATCAAATGGGACGGTGCATGCTGTGCGGTCATCAATGGTGTTTTCTACAAAAGATACGATGCAAAACATGGAAAGCCCATTCCATCTAACGCAATCAAGTGTCAGGAGAACGCAGACCCTGTCACTGGCCACCTGCCTTGTTGGGTACCTTGTGACCGAACTGCAACCGGCGACAAATGGTTCTGGGATGCGTATGACAGAATGGGAATCGTACCGGATGGAACATATGAGGCCATCGGCCCACATTTCAGAGCAAACCCATACAACCTCGATGCCGATGTACTCAAGCCCCATGGGAAAGACATTGTTGAACTGGATCGGAGCTTTGAAGGCATCCGCACTTATCTGGAAACCCATGTGATCGAGGGAATCGTCTTCTGGAAAGATGGACACCCTCGGTGCAAGATCAAACGCAAGGATTTCGGGTTCCCGTGGGGAAGATGATTGCTTAAATTGGAAGACTCCATTAGAGGTACGGCAAAGCACTTGGCGATAGGAGGCGCACCACATGAGTAAATGGCTCGGCTACACAGTAGAGCTATTCTCCAATGGTCAATGGTTCAACATCGATCAGTGGCATCGACACGCAAATGGAGAACTCAGACACCGCTATCTGTATACTGCGCCCGAACGAGATATCTTCTCCAGCGCACATGATGAGCTGGCTCTTAGTAATGAGAGAATCTGCTTTTCTGACCTGGCAGCAGAAACTCAGGATATCATCTGCGCAGAAAATCCAGCATTCGAACGCAGTACATTCGACTCATGGGATTTTTTCATTTGGGGCAACCTCTCTGACTTGGAGATGCTACTTCAAAAGCCTGTTGAGAATGAAAACGATGGATACATTTCAAAGGATTTACTCAAAGGGCTGCTTGTCAGGATTCAAGACCAAATCCAGATTTTTCGACAGACCATCCCGTACTTCGTGACTGATAGGTCATCGGAAATGCCAATCAGGATCATTATCTGTGAGTTGTGATTTTTTGATAGCTATTCGCTCTGAAATATGGTAATTGTTCGTGTTACAGAAAAGGAGGTGGAACACCATGATTTATGTAATGTCCGACATTCATGGACAAAAGCGACGCTTTGATTCCGTCATGAAGCAAATCAACCTACAGCCCGAGGACACCCTCTATGTCCTTGGAGATGTGATAGATAGAAACCCTGACGGTATCAAAATTCTTCGTCAGATCATGGCGATGCCAAATGCCAAAATGCTTCTTGGTAACCACGAATTAATGATGATGAATGCTCTCTACTACCCACCCCCGGAGGATGAGGAGTGGCCTGAATACTACTATGAACGTAAGCAGTCTCTGTGGTATAGAAATGGAGGCAAGATAACACATAATTATCTGAAGCACATAAAGAAAACCGTTCGTCAGGAGATATTTGAGTATTTGGAGAAGCTGCCTGTAAACATGGAAATCACGGTGAATGGCAGGCAATTCATTCTGACCCACGCAGCGCCTGCCGAGCTGTATGAGACCTACGGCCGTAAATATGAGTGTGAGCGAGACTTTGCCGTCTGGATGCGATTTGACAGTTTCCCTGTTCTGGAGAACTGTACAGTCATCTTCGGACACACGCCAACTATCCGTTTCCAGTATGATAACCCAATGGCAATATGGGATGCAAAGAGTTGGATCGGAATCGACTGCGGCTGTATGCTTCCTGAAAAGGGTGACCCTTGGTCAGGAGCACTTGGAAGACTGTCGTGTCTCCGATTGGATGATATGCAGGTCTTTTACTCCGAGGAACCTCAATACGACAATCTTAAAGAATCGGAGGAACAGCATGATGGATGATGGCAAAGTTACGATTACCATAGAAATCGATGCAGAACTGCTGGCGCAGGTAACCGAGGTGCTAAAGCCTTATGGCCTCACGCCGGAAGAAGCCGCGGTGCAGTTCTTCAAATACTGTGCCGACCCAAAGACACAGGATCATGCGATTAAACTTCTCAAAAGATGGAAAGAGGAACAGGAAACTCAAGAGAGGAATAGCGCCAATGCTAAGTAAAGAAGGATTCTGCAAAGCACTCCAAATGATAAAGGAGCAAGAGTCCATCGACGAACAGTTCAGCAAAGCACTCGACCTGGTTGGCAATGGCCACTTTGTATTCGGTACCGAAAACAAGTATCTTCTGGCTCTTAGAGATGTTTTGAAAGAAGCGGTCAATGACCAATACGACTACATCGATTGGTGGCTGTACGAAGCGACCGATGACTATACGGTATGGGAAGCAGATTGCACCATGAAGTATTGCCTGAAAGAGCCTGAAGCACTGTATGATTACATAACCGGTACGCTGAAGCCTGTCCCTGTATCTTCGGGAGAAAGCACATCGCAGCAGGAATAAGGGGATGTCAAAATGAAAAGGCTGCCGCCACTATCCGAAATGGAACGCATCGAGCAAACACTGCTTGTTGAAAAGCTGGATGAAATCCTGGAACGTATTGACAACGAGGACATCGGCTTCGTAATAACAGAAAACGGTCTACCAGATATGGTCCTTATACCATTCCGCTGGTTTGCCGAGAACTTTCCGGATGAAGTGCCTGACGGCCTAAGAAGCGCCGATTAGAAATCCAGATAGATTCCACCACTGAGGAGCCGAGAAAAGATGGATGAGAAGTTTAACAGAATACCCGTCAGCGTCATCCATCTTGACAAGGATGGCACAGTCATAGATGTAGAAGATTACAACCTCGATAAAGTCGAACCTGACTTGTGGGCACTCAAAGGGCTGGCTGCATCACTGCTCCCTGCCATTCGAGAGTTCTATACGCACGAAGAAAATATTCGAGCATCTGAGGCATGGCTGAAAGAGCGGGAAAATAATTCTCAAAAACACAGCAAGCGGAAATAAGCGCAAAGACGGAAATCGGAGATGCGAGGCTGTATCTATTTCGGTCACTCTTAAAAATGCCCAATTCTCCGTTACCATGGGAAATTGAAAGCAAAAAAAATATGGCTGAAACAGCCCAAAGCCGCTTCAGCTCTCGATTTTTCCTATTTTCAGCGTGTATCTAAATTGGTCACGCATGACAGAAAACCCTGAAATCTCATCGGTTTCGGGGTTTTTTCTTTGCTCTATTGCAATTTGCATTTCTTTTTCCCGAAGAGCCTTGCCCCATTTTTTCATCAAATATTATCCCTCATACAAAATATCTCCTTTGTCGTTCTATTTTAATTTTTCAGCCCGCCCGCTATTAGCGTTTGCAGTAAAGTAGGCAGTGCGACGGGAATTGCATTTCCCTTCAAGCGTTATTTGCTGTTATTCTTTCCCGCTGCGAGAAATCCGGCAGCGGGATGCCGGCAAATTTCGCTCTTTTTTTCGCTCCGTTGAGCCGTGGCGCGTTGTTGAACTGCTCTCCATTCAGGTAGTCCGTCATGGAGGTGATCGCCTCCCGTTCGATGTCCTCGCTCTTGTGAAGATACTTCCTTGTCGTCTCAATGGACGAGTGTCCCAAGATCCCCTGAACAATGTTGAGCGGCGTCCGTTCCTCCACCAGCCGCGTTGCCAGTGTGTGCCGCAGAGCATGAGGATTAACCTTTTTGATCTCACATCGCTTTGATATGGCGTTGAGTCGGATCTCAAAGCTCTTGGGGTCAATGTGCGTCCCTGCTCTTGACGGAAACAACAGATTATCCGGATTTGGCCAGCTGGAGTGAGCAAGCGTGTAGAGATGTCGGATCAACAGCTCGCACAAGCCGTCCGAAATAGCGATCTCGCGGTTCGATGTCTTTGTCTTTGGCGTGCTTTGGACGATCAGGTGCGTTTTCTTCTTCGGGTCGTAATTCAAAATCCTGATGTTCGGATTATCCAACGACAGTGCCTCCGTTTTTACCCGAATCAGATTTTTGTTGATCCGCAGTGTCTGCCGTTCCAAGTCAAGGTCCGCAATCTCCAACGCAAGCAGCTCGCCCACACGGAAGCCAACGAACAGATCGGTCAAGATCGCTATGCGCTGTGTTTCCTTCATGACCTCCTCCATGAAGATCTGCATTTCAGAGGGACTCAAAACACGCATCTCCTTTGCGACGACCTCCGGCCTTGTTGTGCTCAGTGTCGGGTTGCACGGGAGCTTGTACTTGCTTTGAGCGTATGTGAAAAAGTCCTTGAGGATCATGTGATGATTGCGAATCGTTTTGGGGGACAGTCCGCCGTTCCGCCCGTCCATACGCGCACCGTTGAGCTGTTTCTTTTGGTAATATTCCTGTATCACATCCGGACTGATCTGATACAGGGGCATTTCATCAAAAGCGGGAGCGAAGTGCGTGTGATAGATGTCTAAATAGCTTGCGTAGGTCGAGGGCTTTCTGGTCGGCGGGGACTTGTAAAGACGAAGCCAGTCCATAAAAGCATCCTTGAATTGCGCTTCCGACTCCATTGAATGCCCAAGGCGTTTTTGCATTTCTTCCTTTTGGGCATCCTCTCGTTTTGAAGCCTCCTCCAAAGCCTTCATGTGTTCCCGCTCCGCAAGCCACTCTTCCTTTCTCTGCTTGCAGATCGCCTTTGTTTTCCCCTTAAACGATTTCCTTTCCGGAGAGCCGTTTTCTTTCCTGCCGATCGTGATTTGATGTACCCATGTGTGATCGGGGAGCTGCCACCAGCTCCCTTCGCCATTTGCACGACGCTTATTTGCCATGGTAACCTCCAATTCTCATCTTTCATTATGATAATTGAAGATTTTGCCTCATTGTTTCGCAACGCCGGCGCTTTCGAGCCATGCGTAAAAGCCCTCTGCCGGTATCCGGTAATTCTTCCCAATCTTGATGACCGGAAATGCCTTGCTGTGAATTAAATTATAAGCAACATTTGTCCCGATTTTGAGAGTTCGCCGAATATCTCTCACGGTCAAAAAGTCGTATTTTGCTTCACACATAAAAAGCTCCTTTCTGCGTTGCGTGCCAAGATCTATTCATTTTTCGAGGTACATTGCTGACTCATAAAGCTATTTTACGACAACTCCCTGAGCTAATCAATATATCTCATCGCCCTTTGACACAAATATTTTGAAATCCTTACGCCGAAAAAACAGCTGACAACAAGAGGAGATGCTCCCGCGAACGGGAGCATCTCCTCTTTTGACGAGTATAATCATATCACATGACTATGCGACAGCGCAAGTACATCAACCGCGACATTTTTGCGACATTTTGAAAATATGAGCGTCTTACCCGTTGTAGCGTTCCGAGTAAGCGTACATTTCCGCAAGATTATCAACAGCATCCTTTCTGATCCGTTCGATGGTGCGAACAGTCAGGCCGTGTTGTTCTGCCGCTTTTTTCGTAGATACCCCTTCCATGTAAACCATGCGCACAACCTCTGCCTGGCGCTTTTCAAGAAGCGAGATGTAGTATAGGAGCTTCTTCTGCCTCCGTTCGAGAATAAAGAGTTCATCGGCGATCTCCTTGGCAGATTCAGCATTCAGTTGCTTGGCCTGCTCCTCATAGTTGAGGGCAATGTAGAGTGTCTTGTTGGAAATATGTCCTTTGGAATGACCTGCACCTTCTCCGCTTCCATAGTTCATGGCCTCGATTTGCTCCGTCACGCCGACCTCGGAGGGATGCTCCAGATCATAGCGCAAAACGGCGATCTTCCGCTCACGGGCGCGGTAGCCTTCCAGCAATTCAGAAACATAGCTTTTCATATCAGCACTCATAATAGCCTCCTTTTCTCGTCTTGGTTTGGTTTGGGAATGAAGGATCATCGTGCTGATCGGAGGTGATCGACAGTGAGGGCAGAGCACTCCGCCCTCACTGGGAAAGTAAAGCGCCCCCACAGGAATAACCCACAGAGGCTCATGCAAGGAACTTATGTTATTAGCCGCGCAAGTAGGCTCCAAAAGCTCGCGCTTCGGGGTGGGTACAGGCCACATCCAGGGGAGGCTGTTTTCTTGCTTTTGAGATTGCGGCGATACGTCGCATCCTGTAAGAATTTCATGCGCCTCCCAAAATGAGATAGCTCTACTGTCGTGACAATAAGCACACGGCGGGCATTCTCTCTCGTGAGCTGGTGAAGGAAACCTTGAACCGTCATACCAACCAGTACGAAAAGCTGGCGAACATCAGCTACGATAAGGCAGACGGCATTTTTCGCTGCGACAACATGGTGTATGATGACGCCGTGGATGTGCCGGAGTGCTGCCGCCGCGCCGAGGAGCTCTTTGAGCTCTACCAGCGCTGCGCCAACCGCAAGCAGATCGAGACGATCTGCACCAACTACCTGCGCGCGCTTG